TTTGAGTTCTCACTCATTTCTGTCACTGACAGATTTATTGTTTCTTCTTAATGTTTGACGGACTGTCTTCTTAAACAGTCGCCTGCACATTGGTTCGTCTTGTTCAGTTTTCAAAGGTCTTTGTCGCCCCTCAAGCGACAACTATCTTAGTATATCATCTCCTTCTCTTCTTGTCAATACCTTTTTTTATCTTTTTTTATTTTCTTAAACTTTTTCTTTCAATTTGATAGTTCTAAAATGAAGTTGGCCACTTCGAGTGTATGAAAAAATATCTCAAAGAGATATACTTGTAGTTCACCACAAACACAAGAAGATTCTTTAAGATGCCTACTCATTATACCCAAAAAGGCAAGCACTTAACAATAGCTAAGCGCCGTTTCATTGAAAAATGGAAGGACGAGGGAAAATCAAATCGTCAAATCGCTCTCTTGCTTGGAAAAGCACCTCAAACTATTCATAATGACATCAAGCGTGAGCTGGTTCGCCAACAAGTACTCAAGGGAAAGTTTGAACTGCTCTATTCTGCAGATACTGCTCAAAGTCGTTACGAATCAGCTAGAGAGAAGTTGTCCGAAAGTGTCGACTTGATAAGGCTACCAAGGAGAAAATCTTGCACTATATCAAGCAGAAATACTCTCCCGAAATGATGATCAATGCAAAGAAAGTCAATGTCCCCATATCTACCATCTACTACTGGATTCATCATGGACAGCTAGGACTGACCTACAAGGACTTGATTTACCCCAGAAAGCCAAAAACTGAAAAGTAGAGAGCTAGTCCACGGTTTAAACCTGCTGGGAAGTCGATTGAGGAACGACCTGAATTCATCAACCAACGTCTTGAAAATGGGCATTATGAGATGGATACCGTCATTCTGACCAAGCAGAAAAATCAGTGCCTTCTCACCCTCACTGACCGCAGAAGTCGGCACCAGATTATCCGACTAATCCCTGACAAAACCGCTCAGTTGGTCAACCAAGCTGTCACTGCAGTTATGGAAACGGATACCATCAAATCCATCACGGCTGATAATGGAACGGAGTTTAATAGACTAGCTGAGGTATTTCCACAGGACAACATCTATTACGCGCATCCTTACTCCTCATGGGAAAGAGAAACAAACGAGAATCATAACAGACTTATCAGACGATGGCTTCCTAAGGGAGTTAAGAAAACGACCCACAAACTGGTCGCTTTCATCGAAAATTGGATTAATAACTATCCTAAGAAAGTTTTAAACTACAAGTCGCCTCAGATTTTTTTGTTGACTGGCTAACTTCTACTTGAATTTTAGCACTTTTTCTTTCAAATTGATAGCTGGAAACGTTTATTTGTTAAAGAAGTTCCCATGGCTAAAAAATATGAACATCTAATTTTAGAAATGTCATATGAGATGGATACAATTATTAAAAAAAGGAAGCAAGTAACGGGAAATTAACTTATGACTTCTTTACTTTTAGGAAGATGGTGGCTGATATTTTTGAAGTCAGTTGGTTCAGCTAAACAAGTTTATCTTATTGTTACCTTAACTAAAGCAAGAAAAACTATCAATCCAACCTTTTCTTTGGCTTATCAAAATGATAATTTCACCACTTTAATGATTAAATTTAATCGGAAAACACTAAAATTTTACAAAGAGAAACCAATCTACACTCTTGACGAAAACGATTTTTTAGGATAAAATAATAAACGTTGTGGCGGTATAGCCAAGTGGTAAGGCACGGCTCTGCAAAAGCTTGATCGTCGGTTCAAATCCGTCTACCGCCTTTCAGTACCTAATTTAACAGGAATTAACCGAATGAAAAGCCCGTAAAGTCGGGCTTTTTTGATTTTATGTCAGGTTAAATCAGGCTAACTTTAAAAATATTTTGGGGCGAATTTGGGGCGGACTGTTTTTCCTGCCTTATTTTTTGCAAAGTATTTATTTCTATTTTCATGGCTTTTTATACAAACAATCGGTCTATTATCATTGAATAATTGTTAAAATATTTTAGTTTTTATGACAAAACTTCTCTTGCATAGCTATACAATTTTTCGGCAGTCAATAACGTCATTTTATCCATGCTTGTTTTACCACTTCTTAAATCAGCTACAGTTGACCACGGAATCTCTGCTCCTTTAGCAATTGAGCTTGTACTTTCATTACTTTCAAGTAGTTTTTGGATTTCTTCTCTCATTTTGGAATTCTTTCTGATTTCATTTTCGTTTATCCTTTAGGATTGCTACAAATACAAAGAACACGAGTACGAATATTGGTAAATATTTCATTTTTTCGTTTGATATGATATAATCAAAGTAGGAGCAGGGGCTTTCGCCCCCGACCTACAAGAGCCTTATTTGAACCGCTTTGCTTTGCGTGGCTTGCGTTCTTTCGGCTCTTTTTTTATTGCCATGATAACACTTGCAATCCCTGTTAACAAGGTTCCCGTTGCTACCATTAAATCGGCAATCTCTGAGATTTTCATATCTTTCCTCCTTTCTGATTATATTATATCACGGTATACCGTGAATGTCAACACTTTTTACCAACTTTTTTATTTTTTTTAAAATTTTTACAATAAAAAAGGCCCTCGGCATAAACCGAGGGGTAATTTGTCTGTCGAGCAATTATCTAAAGCTACCAAAGCTAGTTACACGGCGACCATTTTCTGATTGCCCAACAGCGACATAGCGACGATTGCCAGAGCCGCCGATGTATGTGACCCAAATATAGCCGTCTTTGTCACACCAGCCATCATAATTGATTTCTTGTCCTGCCGTGTAAACTGCTACGATTTCAGCGGACAATCCAGCACTTGCGCGTACATTGAGTGCTGATACTTCGACAGTAAATATCCCGGTCTCTTCGTTGATTGAACCATCACCGCTAGGAGTTGATGGAGCGGGTTGATAGCCTGTGTCATCCGTTGGGAAGTAGAACCAACCCACGACACCATCAAAATTACGGGTGTTATATCGAGCAGGCCCGCCAATATATAGGCTGTCGGCGTTTCCATCGATATTTTGTTCAATCGTCCGCATGGTGTAACCGTCACTATCTTCAATGACAACTCCAGTATGACCATACTCATGACCGTAAATATAAGTTGTGTACATAACAAATACGGCACTTGCTCGTGGCTTGCTATTGACATTGCCTACCTCATTATATTCCACTTCATAGCCAAGAGATGCGGCACTGTTTAAAAGGTCAATCGCGTTGCCCCAAAGAGCTTTACCAAAAAGCTGACTAGAGATGGCATTGGGTAAGTCCACACACTGCGTGCCAAATGCACCGTCTTGGTCAACACCAATCCCTTGATTAGCCAAATTTACTGCAAAGTTTAAAACATCTTGTGTTGTTGCCATATTATTTTCCTTTCCAATTATTGTGCATTTCGCGGACTGCCGACTCAACAAACATGTCTAAGTCTTTATCAGACATATAAACATTGTATTTTTCAAGCTCTTGAACAATATATTTTTTAGCCTGATTAAGCTTTTCCTCACCTTTAAGGTCTGTCTCTTTATTGATTTGCTCAACTGCATTCACCGCATTTTTAGCTAAAATCTCAACGATTTTAACTGCGTTTGTCCCACCTTTTGTAACAAGCCAACTTTTGACTGCGTGAACAATGATTCCTGCCAAAATAGTAAGGATACTCATTGATCCACCGATTATGATTTCTTGAATTTGTTGCATTGTTTTCTCCTTTATGATTTCCCGATAGTATTCTTGATTTCGCTCATGTCTGATTTGATGTCTTCAATATTTTTACTCAAATTGTCAATCCGCTCAACCAAAGCCAATGTGATCTTTTGTTCTTCTTCGTGCTTATCTAGTCGTGTGCTATGACTATCAATTGTTTTTTCCTGCTGTCTATTTATGACTTCAAGCTCTGTCAGTCGATGCTCCAAATCTGCTGTGCGATTTTTAGAAGCCACATAAAAGCTAGCACCTGTAATCAAAACAGGAAAAACAACTGTGATAAGCCAATGCATCAGCTCTTTTTCTGGCATGTATCTCCTTTATTCTCCTAATTTTTAAATTTCTTTCAAAGTAAATTTCAATCCACGGAATTTGCTAGCAACTCCAGGGCGATTCTTGGCTGTAATTCGATAAAATCCGATATCGAGCACAGCTCCGTCCGATAATGACTGTCCATTTGACGTCACAATCACGTTGTCTCCAAAATAGTGGACAATTGACGGGCGTTCAATATAAACCGAGACCTCAAACATTGTCTTTGTTTGGGAAGAATTTAGTTGACCTTCTAAATCAAAGCCGTCAGTTCTTTCAATGAATTTGACTTCATCCTGCTCGTCTGACAAGAAGTCTGAATAGTTCAAATCTGACACAACTTTGTTATTTTGATATCCAACTTTGCTAGATTCTGAAATCACAACCGTCTGATGTATCAATTGGCTTGCTAAAAATTCTGCTCCTTTTTGATTTCCAAGATCTCCGAAATGACACATATCAGGGATAAGAGCTTTAATGCTATATTCCGAGTTGTTCAGAATATTTCTAGTCCCTGCATTGTAGTCAATGAACGGGATATCTAACTCATTCGCCAAATCTTTCTTGATAGTATCGGCAATACTGTTGATTTTTGAACCAAAACGATTGTAGTTTTCGAACTCTGCCTGTGTTGACATTAGGATAGGTTTAATGCCTTTAGCTACCAAGCGGTTAACAATGTCGATGTGGTTCTCTTCAAAAGATTGGATATTACTTTTTTCGTAAACGTTATCGTTAATACCCATTGAAATAAAAGCGTAGTCAATTTTTTCAGTGATTGGGGCTAAAACGGCATCTAAGTTTTCTTTTAACCAGGCAATCGTTTTACCAGAAAAACCACGGTTATAAAATTTATGGTTGAAGCCATAACCTTTTTGACCATTAACAATACCGTTTAAAATCTCGGTATAAGTATTTGGTTTAGGAGTTAGGTTTTCAAGCGTATTTCCTGAGTAATCTGATGTTCTGTATCCATCCGTTGTTGAGTCGCCCAATGTCACGATAACAGTGCGTTTGGTTTGTAAATCAACCTTCAATTGTTCAAGTGTGATACCTAGTTTTTGTTTAGTTTCTTGATTGGCAAGAAAAATATTGCTATTGCTAGAAATGTGTCTAATCTCACCGTTATAGATTTCAGCAATCTTAAGAAGTGATGCCGTCTTTGGAATTGGCGTTTTCTTATGGTCATCATAAAAATCCATTCCCACCACTTGAAACTTCTTAGTCTCTCTGTCGAAGAGTAACAATCTAGCGAAATCGTCTTCGTAGGTTATCTCAAATTCTTCAATGCCATGGATAAAGTAATTTTGATAAGCGACGATGAAATCACCTTTCTTACGACCTCTGACCGTTCTTGTCTTAAGGTCAAGCGTGATTTCTCCTTGGATGATTGTTCCCCAATCAGCATTAACGTAGTCTAGGCGTTCACCGACTTTAAGCCCTACCGTCTTAACAAACGGAGAAGATTGTGGATGAACCAACGCACCATTGAATAGAATGGCTAAAATAGTTTCCCGGTTTCCGATGTTTGAAATGTCATTTAACGTTTTGACATACAACGACCTTGTTTCGTCGTTGTAGATAACGTATTGTGACAGCCCAGTTTTAGGGAGCGGGGCGGTCAAAGTTTGATTAGTGCTTGCCTTACGTTTCCCAACTTGGAACCAGCTGCCATTACTCAACTCTACCTGGGAATTAGTGGCGTCAATCAACAAGCGCCCTGCAATCATCAAACCAAATCCCATGCGCTCATCGAGTTTAGTGTCTGTAATTGACCCATCAACGATATTCGATGTCGAAACGGCATTATTGCCAACAACTGCAACTTTGTTTCCCGAGATGTGCTCTCGTGCATCTTGTGCTAACATTGCCCAAGTAACTTGCGCAGCACCATTTTTGTCAACTTTGTCATTGACAAGTTGGCTGGCTTTTTGATTAGCAGCATCTGCACTAGCATTTATACTCATAAGATTTTGTGAAAGTGTGTCGAATTTACCTCTAGCTCTTGCAACCTCCATATTCGTGTTTCCATCAAAGGTTGCGTCTTCATAGACTTGTGCTATTCCATCATGAATTGCTTTTCTAACATCGCGACCGAAAACTCCTTTTTTTATGATGTCTAAATATTTGTCAATTCCTGCCATTAACTCTCTCCTTCTGTTTTTTCAGGTTCCGTTGGTTTTGTGTCTGGATTTTGTTTTGCCATTTCTTCCTGAATTTTTTTCAAAGCTTCCTCTGTTGCTTCCAGCCGTTGTTTTGAAACTAGATTTTGTGTCCGTTGCCTTATAAGTTCTGCTTGATACTCTTCAGCAGATTTGAATTTGTCACCAATCGTTAAAGTTGATTTTTCAACTTTGGAGATGTCAATCTGACGACTGACAATTCTAAGGCGTTCATCAATTCCCATGACAGGGTTGATGACTGGGTAAGTATTTCCTTCAACCAGTTCATCAAAATTCGCTTTAATAAGATTAAGATTGATAGCGTCCAACGTATATTGATAATTCACTGTTTTTTGACTTTTCATCACATCCTCAGCAGCCTTTTTCAGTGCTGTTGGATCTGTTTCATCATCTAGTGTGAGGTTATCACATTTTATCCCAAATTCATCTATCAAATCAGGCCTATCGATATAATCTCTACCACCATTAACACTAGCAATCGTTAGACGCTCCCCCGTATTCTCATTACGCTTTCCAAGTGGCACGAGTCTAGTCTTGATTTCATCTGGATTAAGCTTTTGAGAATTTCTGACCATATTGACCGTCAACTTAATAGCTGTGTTGCTATCAGTTCCAATCTTTCTCTTTATATCCAGATAACGAGTACCATTCTCACGTCTGACTTGCATTTCCAAACTAAATTTATCAATGATAAGCTCGGTGATAATTGCTAAAGTGGTCTTCGTAGCATCAATTTCACACTCAATATAGTCATTTCCGCTAATGAAATCAGTAATATCACCAATTTGAAAAGATTTGTAGCTCTCAGTCATTTGATTATGATAACCTAACAAGCGCTGCAAGAGTGCACGCTTTCCACCTTTGAAAATAAGTGGCTTTTGCTTACTATCATTTAGAAAATCAAGTTCACTTTTTGCATTATATGTAAATGACGTGATGCCAGACTCAACCATATCTTTAGCAATTGGTCCGATACGGCCATAAAAAACCTCTTTGCCAGTCACTTCATTAACAACTTGAACCAACGTGAGTAGAGGTCTGATTTTAGACTTATAACCGTCATTATTCGGCAAAAACTGAAAGTCAAACTGGCCAACCTTGTTGATTTCTAGTTTGATAACACCTGTCAACAATTTATTTCCACCTGTATAAGGATTATGAATGATCGTTTCACGTCCATCGTTTATTAAAGTTACTCGATACATTAGATTAACTCCTTAAACCACTTAAAGCTAATTTTCCCAGTTCCCACAATGTGAATTTCATTCATATCTGACAGTGTCAAATAATCATAGATACGACTTCCTACGCTAATACTGTGCTCATTTCCATCAAGCGTTAGTTTAAACGGTGCTGTTGCCGTGATTTCTGGACGAGCTAGACTAATACCGTTATTATAGAGCATAATAGTCGTTTCTCCCTTAACATCAAAGGAGACATCTTGTAATACATCAAGTTCAAAGTTGATATCATCCCAAATATCACTCCCTTCAGCTTTTTCCGAAATCATAAAAGGATAAGCCGTGAAAGTGACTTTCAAGACTCCATGGCTCCAATCTTCAACAAATGATGAACCACCTTGAACCTCAGCCATAAAATAATAACCAGGATAGGCATCATCAATGAGTTTAGTATATCCAGTCGTTCCCATAAGCCAGTTAATTGCTTTAGTTTTGGTCATATTCATGGCTTCTTTAGTTCCATAAATATTATTTTGGATTTGGATATTGTAGGTTAGTTTCCGTTGTTCATATAACTGACCACCATAAACAGTTGAAAAATCATAGACTTCATTTGAAAATGGCACTTGTATAGTGACTTTCTTCTTATCTGGAATGCCAATTTCTTTATCTTCAAGTAGAATCAATCCCTCATCATCGAATGAATGCCTGCCATTGAATATAATGCCATAATGTTTCATAGACATTAAATTGTTCCTCCACTTTCTATAATTCTCAGACGATCAGCTTGTGCATCAGAGATGTAACCTACCATCAACTTAGCAAATGTCTTCCCATCAACGTTTAAGATAATTGGTTGAGGTTCTTGTTTAGGAACATTAACCACTATCTTATCTGTGACTGTTGACATAATGCGATCTGCAATCATACCAAGCGTGCTTTCATTAAGTGGTAATACAGCTTCAGCACCTGCTTCGCCACCAACCATAAGATTAGTACCATTCATCCCAAAAGCAGTTGGTTTTGTCAAAATACCACCTTTAGCGTACCACTCAACTCCTATACTAGGAAGGGAGCCTTCACCACCGAATCCCCAAGGTGCTTTTCCTCCACTCACAGTAAAGTGAGGAATTTTGGGTTTAGGTAGTGACCATTTGAAATCAAATAATCTTTTCATAGCTTCAATGGTATTTTTTACAATATTTTTAGCACCATTGATTGTGTTTGAAATAGTATCTTTAATACCATTCCAAATATGTTGAGTCGTAAGAAGCATGCCGTTCCAAATGTTTGAAATTGTATTTTTTATACCGTTAAAAATATTTGAAGCTGTTGTAGAAATTGTATTCCACAAATTTGACAAAAAGTTCCAAATAGCATTCCAGACGGACATAACGGTATTATAAATACTGTTCCAAATAAACTGCAGTGTCATCATAATGGCATTCCAGACGTTGGATGCTGTGCTTGAGATAGTATTCCATAGATTTGATAAAAAGTTAGCCACCGCATTAAAAACATTCATCACAGCATTGTAGATGCTATTCCAAATGCCACTTAATGTCGATAAAATGGAATTCCAAATATTGGAAGCTGTATTATGGATTGACTGGCCAACACCGCTTAAATAGCTCACAATAGAAGACCAAATACTTTGAACAATTGATACAATTGCAGCAAGTACAGTGGAAACAACCTGTTTCATTGCTTGCCATGAATTTGTGAATGTTGCTTTTAGTGCTTCAAGTGCTGTATTGACAACCGCTTTCACACTTTCAATAAAGACTTTAGCAGTATCTTTGAGAGTTTGCCACGCACCTTTCCAGTCACCATTTATAACTTGCATAATTGCTTTAATAATACCTAACACAACATTCAGCGTAGTGGAAATAATTGTCTTAACAATCGTCCAAGTTGTTTTGATTGTTGTTTTTATATTGGTCATTGCTGCTTTAATTATTGGACCAATCACTTTCATGACTATCTTGATGATTTTCTGGATGTTGTTCCAAACAATTCTAGTTGTTGATTGGATTAGTTTCTGATTATCTTTCCACCATTTGGTTAAGTCCCCCCAAATACTCATGATAAAAGATGAAATTTCAGAAATAATATTCTTAAATATTTTTAGAATGCTATTCCAAATCTGAGTAACAGCATTCCTAAATTCTTTGTTATTATCCCAAAGAGTTTTAAAAGCTATAACCAATAGAGCAATAACTGCAATAACTCCTAATATTATTCCTGCAATAGGTAAGAAAGCAGCAACTAATCCACCTATAGTCGTTTCTGCTGCCAATGCTGCGGCTTGAAGGGCTAAAAATACAGGCAACAGAGCTCCAACGACAGTAACACCTAAAGCAAAAATAACAATAAACTGTTTAACTGGAGCTGACAAGTGGCTAAACCATTCAGCCACTTGTTTTAAAATTTTTCCTAAAGATTTTAAAACAGGTGCTAGAGTCTCAGCGATAGCAGCTCCAACTTCTGACATAGCTTTCTTTGCAGTATTTTGAGCTACTGTAAACTCATCTATTGGATCAAGCGTTTCATTGTATGTATTTCCGACAACACCTGATGAATTTTCGGCAGCTTTAGCAAGGTCATCAAATGAAAGGGTTCCACGTTTAATAGCATCAACCATTCGTGAAGCACCTTTTGTTCCAAAAATCTCAGAAGCTGCTGTTAATGCTTCGGTTTCATTTGTGCTATTTTTTATTTTCTCAACGGTCTCAGCAAGTCCATCTTTTAGCGACTTCCCATTTTTAGCATAAGTGACAGAAGCTTTTGATAAAGAACCTAACGCAGCAGACGAATCGACACCTGCTTGCTCAAATTTACCCATAAGGGTAACACCTTCATTAAAAGATAAACCTAATTGCTTGATTTGAGGTGCGCCAGCAATTGCCTTACTCATTAAGTCTTGCACACCAACACCTGTAGCTTGTGAAGTATAGGTAACTGTATCAAGAACACTATTCAGGTCACTTGCTTGCAGTCCATAAGCTTCAATTGCTTGTTTAGCTGATACTGCTGTATCAGTTACATCAGCACCATTGATATCCGCAAACTTAATCAGATATTCAGAGGCAGATTGTAATGCATCGCCAGTCAAACCAAATTGAGTATTCAACTCTCCTACAGCGCTACCCGCTGTTTTAAAATCTGTCGGAATAGATGTAGTAAGGTTGCTAGTAATATCTTGCATATCAGCTAACGCTTGACCACTAGCTCCTGTTTTTGTTGTGATGGTATCCATACCTTCATCAACTTCTCTAAAGGCATCCAAAGCATTTTTTCCGATGTCTACAAGTTTGTCTGAAGCGGCAGATAGCTTATCGCTAAAATCATTGATAAGGTCAGCTTTCAAGAGATTATTCGTTTCTTCTTGCAAACCTTTCATTGTCTTAGTGTTATTCTCTACAGCCTGACCATTACCAGCTAATGCCTGATTAACATTTTCTAACTTATTCTCATAACTACCTAGAATATTCTTTGTCTGCTCAACTTCACGCTGAAAGGCTCGATACTGTTCTGCTCCTATCTCGCCAGATTTGAACTGTGATTCAACTTGTGATTGAGCATGACGCAACGTTTCAAGTTTTTCTTTGTTAGTAGCAATTTGCTTTCCTAACAGTTCTTGTTTCTGCGTCAGCAAGACAACATTTCCTGGGTCAAATTTTAAAGCTTTATCAATTTCTTTAATTTCTCTTGAAGTCTTAACAGAACTATCATTAACACCTTTCAAAGCTTTTTCAAGCGGTTGGGTATTGCCACCAATTTCAATGGTTATCCCTTTGATTTTTCCAGCCATATATCTCCTTTCTTTGAAAATAAAAGCCGTCAAAATGACGGCCCGTTATTAAAATGAATTAAAATCTGATTGACTAGCTTTGCGAGTTGGTCCAGAATTTCCTTCTGAGTTTTCGGTTCGTGCGTTGATGTAGTCTGTCTGGTAATCCAAAGCCATTCCCATTGAAATTTCTTTGAGTTCGTCTAATGACAAGCCTGTCTCTTTGCAGCAAGCCAGGTAGGACTCTACTGTGAATACCTCATTGCTTGCATTGGTGGAGTCATCGACTTTTTTTTAGTTGCCATATTATCCTCAAGCATTTCCATCATGATAGGTGCAATTTCTGAAATTGGGAAACGTTCCATTTTTTGGAAATACTGTTCAAAAGGATCTGTTTGTGGGTTAGCCGATTTGACAAAGACCCAAAATAAACGTTGGAAAAAGGTCATATCAAAGTTTTTTAACGCTGACATATCAAGTTCAGTAACGTTTTGATTTTCTTCAGCTGCTTTAATCATATTCATCATCTGTTCGCCCTCAAACATATTCAACATATCCTGAAAGTAGTCACGACCAAATTGATTTTTGTAAGCAATTGGAGTAAAAGCATTTGTCACTAAACGATAGTCAATACCATCAATTTCAATAGTGCGTTCCATTGTTAACCTCCTGGATTCTCAACTTTAGCAGCTGGCTCATGCACGGATTTGAACCAGTTATTATAAACTTCATCTGTTGTATCTTTTGTTGTGCGATTCTTAACACGTTTATCGATTGGACGAGGAGTTGCAGAAAATTCCAGCTCTACCGTATTAACATCACTTCCTTTTGTCTGTGACCCACCTTTTGGACGACTAGCCTTACAATAATAAAGTACATGTCGAGTTTGCAGTTTATCCCCTTCAAATTGAAACATAAGTGCAAAGCGCGAAGTGACTGCATTTGAGATTTCAGAGACAGTACCGTCTTCTTCCAAAACCTCTCCTAAAACTTTCATTAAGAAACTTTCTGTAAGTTTTGCGAAAGTGGCCGTTCCTGTATACCCAAGATTGGTTTCGCCGCCAAAATATTCAGTGTTATCCGCATTAAATGTCATTGTTTCACCTTTTGGTTCTAATTCTAGCTTATTAGCACCAGGTAATGGTTCTGGCGTACCATAGGTAATTTTCCCATCTTCAGCTTCTGTGATTGTTGCCCAGTGGACATTTTCCAGTCCATATTCGACTTTGTTATTTTGTTTAGTCATAGATTCCTCCTTAAATTAAATAGACAACATAAGAGACCTGATAAAGTCCTTCGCTGTCTAGCTGGCTTTCATTATCAAATTCAAAAAAGAGCTTGTTTTCTGTCAACAGGTTCTCAAGTTTCAATTCTAATGCTTCGTCTTTTTTAGTCGTAATCAGTTCGACGATAACTGATTCGGTCGTAAAATAAGGCTGATTGTCAGCGTTGAAATTCTCTTTACCAAGCTGATAATAGACTGCGTAAGGCGTCTTAGGATTTTCTCCTCTTTTAAAAGACCTATACCTTATTGGAATTCCAAGAGTTTTTAACTTAGTAGCAAATTCAGTTTTTAAAATCACTTCCCTAACCTCATTATCCGTTCTTCAAATTTTTCTATAGCGTGCTGTTCTGCTGGAGCGATATGCACATGTGCCTTGGCACGTCCACCATTTTTCAAGACGTAACCATATTCCAACAAGTGCGTCAAGCGGTAATGTGGAGCCTTTACATGAGCTACCCATGTTCCTTTCTTGTCTCTTTTCTTTGCCCAGCTTTTAGCATACTTGCCTTTTCTTTTTGGAGATGTGGCTCTCAATTCTTCAACAGTTTCTGTTATGACTTCTTCTGCAGCCTGATCTACTTCTTCTGCAATCTCATCAGAGTACTCAGAAAGAGCTTTGGCAATTTCATCAGATAGATTATTGCTCATCGGTAGACTCCATTTCTTCAAAAATAGCTTCACATGTTAGTTCAATGATTTCTGGACTTTTATCAAAAGTTTTTAGTACTTTGTAACGCTTCCCATTAAATTCAAGATAGTTTTGGTTCTTATATTCAAATGAATGCACTTCTAAAACCATACTTGGTTTCAGACCAGCTTGTGAAGCAAAGTAAAACTCTGAGCGCGTCAATGAACGTTTATTACAAAGGATTTCATATTTTGTTTCTGAAAATATTGGTTGTAATAGGTCATCTTCTTCGGTCACGACTTTTCCAATTAAAACAACACTATCATTCCAAGCCATTATCTCCACCTTTAGATTCAACCTTTTTATCATGCTTTGATTTACTGACGATTTCAACCAGAGCAAAATCTTTTGCTAAGTTTAGTTTAGTAACAGTGTCTAGCGATGTCTCAAAGGTATCTCCCATTTGACGGATTCCTGTATCACTTTTAGCATCCGCAAAATTAACCAAAGCTTTAACAATCACATTTTTTGATTTGGTCATTTTTCCTCCTTTGAGTTAGAACTAACCTGCAGATTATGCAATCGCCATTGAAGGTGACGTGGCATGTCCACGCCTCCTTCATAGCGGTAAGCAGCAAAGTCCACTACAAACATTTCGTGATCAGCTCGAGAGCTATCAAGCGTAACTCCAAGATTTTCTTTCAGCTCAGCGATGACCCCTGAAATGATTTTTTGTAGTGGCTTGTCTCTCAAATTAGTAGAAATACCTAATTTGAGTTTGAGCAACTCTAAAAGCTGACCCTCATCCATGTTTAGTCCTCGACTTTCTCACTTGCTCGTTTACCCTTTGACTTTTCGGTAATCGCTGGCTCTTCTTGGACGTCTTCGGACGTTTCAGGAGTTTTCTCGTCCACTTTTTCTTCATCGTTCACCTCTTGCTCATCAGCAACAGCGATAAAGATAGAACCAGCAGAGTTATAGCCTGTCAAAAGGCTGCTGATAAACTCCTCTGACGACTCATAGCCTTCACGAGGAAAACTATCACCGACCACATAGTCATGTTTTTGGGGATCGTTTAAATCTTTAAAAGAGCGAATTACTGTATAACCCATTGTTTACCTCCTTACGATACCGCATCGGTATAGGTGCCAAATACACCTGCATCACCATCTGTTTTCTTAACATCAAAACGTAGATAAGACGCAAGGTTCTTACCAAAACGTTTATTGTCTTCCCATTGCACAGAAAGTTCCATACGATCAAACAGTGTCAAAAAGTACTCAACGTCACCGATGAAATACTTCATGTCGCCTTCGTTGCCAAACAAAGTATCTTCAACCGTGTAAATGGTTTTTCCAGAGAATGAGTAACCAGTTGGTGACGTGATATCAGGTTGCAGCATGTAACGACCATCTTTGTCTTTGACTTTATCCAAAGCATTAAACATAGAGTCGGTTACGACAAGAACTTTTTTGTAAACAGATGAGATTTTGACATTGAGGATGTCTTTAAGACCATCATATCCAGAAGCGTTCACAGCTGTAGCGGTTTTCAGCACATCTGCTACGATCGCCAATTTTGTTTGTTCATCTTGGTCCTGGATATCATCTTGCATGATGCTGATGAGGTCATACTGTGCATCATCAATAGCTTCGCGAGAAAGCGGCAGCTCACCACGATATGTTTTGATTTTGTAGTCAACTTCTGTAATTTTTGTTTTTCCAAGTTCTGGATTGTCTTCAAGTTCCCCAACTTCAGTCATCTTGCGTTTGGATTTTTTGAGCACAGGATAAGATCCTGTGCCGCTATTTACTTTCACGATATGGATAAGATTGAGTAGTGGATTCTGACGATCAGGTGCTTTTTGAGGTTGCAGGACCTCTTTAGGAATGATGGCACCAATATCAGTAGTTTTAACCCCTTCACGTTTTTGACCCATAGAGCGCACGTAGGCAAGCACGGCTTCGCGTTTTTCCATCTTTTGTTTTCCTCCACGTTCTCCAGCTGCAGGTGACTTGCTATTTTGCTCGTCAATCTGCTTTTGAAGTTCTTCAATTTCTTTTTCCAGCTGTTCTTTTTCAGCTTGCTTTTCTTCAAGTTCCTTCTGGATTTCTTCCAAAGACTCTTCGACTGCTGATACTTCTTCGTCTGTTTCAGCACGTTCGAGCTTTTCTGCTTCAAGGGCAGAGCGTTTGTTCAAGTCCTCTATGGACTCTTCAAGTTCTACTACTTTAGTAGCTTTGGCACGCATACGAGCGCCAAAAATTAGAGCTTTATTCATAGTTTAAATTTCTCCTTAATTTCTTTCTTACGCTTGATAAGCGTCTCACGTTTTGTACGACGTTGGCTTTCAAAGTCTTTCTGCCGTGCAGCAATTTCAGTCTGTGGATATGCTGGGAAAGTACATGGACTAACTTCAAAGATTTCAAGTTCCAAGATAGTGTCCAAGTAAGATCCGTCGTCACGCTCTTCCGTATTGATTTTGATAGGCATAAAGCCGAAGCTACAGCCAACCACATCACCCCGCTGGACGCGAGCATAGGCTCCCATGGCTTGCGGGTCATTTCGGTTGATGATAATGTCTCCAAAAAGACCGACATCATCGACGCCCAAAGTCACCGTGCCATTGCCAGTTCGCCCTAAAACCAGGCTATCGTCATGGTTAAAAAGAGCTCTGATGTCCGCGTCTTTGATGGCCTTCTCCACACCATCACGCTTGATAACCTCAAAGTATCCCGGCCATAGCTCAGTTACTTCATCAAACTTGATAAAGTATCCACTCAGTACCAAATCCCCCGAGTCCTGCTCTTCGCGAGTTTGAAATTGAGTGGTAATATACGCATTACGTTTCTTCATCGGTATTTCCTCCTTCCTTGATTAGTTTGCTCTGATTGCCTAGCTCACCTTGTGGCAGATAGTTTTCGAGAACAATGATTTCATCCATTTCAGGATCAGGAGTCATGCCGACCCAGTCACGCCATTCGTTCCGACGCATAGCAGCACTATCCGTCATCTGCTTAGCCACAGATGATAGCTCTGTAATATCGTAAGAATAGAGCGATCGTGGATTGAGCTTGAAGTAACGACTGCTAGACACTAGCAAGTCCCTTGTCAACGTCTGCGTGATAGTCGTAGCAATGCTCATGATTGTCGTATTGACAAAGTTGTTGTACTCAGCCTTGTTAAAATCACCAACGCCTAACACAAAAGCCGGCACTCCCAAAAGCCCAGCGACTGTCTTTTTGTCAATTTCGACAGACTCATTAAGAGCGATGTCTTTTAGACTCAATGGCTTGACTTGCTGGACTTCCATCAAAGCATCTGGTATGATCCACGGTTCACCTGCTTGGCTAGTCTCTAAGTATTTCTTAGCAATCTTATCACGCCCTTCTTGACTGCCAAGCTCATCACTAGATGAGTCTACCTTGACAATCAAGCTAGGTACATTCTTACCACTCATAAAACCTTTTTTAGTCTGAGTAGCCATATTCAGATTGCGGACAATGTCCCTCAAAGCTAAGCGATATCCCGTACCGACAAAAGGATTGTCAGGATCAGGATTGATAGCAAAGTGGACTACCTCGTCTGGGTCATAGTCAGCACCACGATAGCTGATGACATAAGATGACTCAGTGGATTTAAAAGAGACCTCGTCCATTGGGAAAGGTCTCAGATTTTCGATATAGTCCGTTGTTGGGTCATACTCTACATGTAGCACAGAGTTACCATCACCAAACAACAGCAAGTCACGGACAATCTTAAAAATCCATGTTTTTCTAGTCATATACTCACACGGATTGACATCAATCTTCCGAGCTAGACCATCACGAACACGAATATCGCCTTTGTCCGTATTTTCCATCAGATGGATGGTCATGTTAGATACCATGTCTGCGATTTTATTGACAGCCATAATCACATCAGGATTTCTAGCCAGTGGCACATAGCCATCACCATCAATAAACAATCCCAAATCAGGCTGACCAATCACATTGACAGCAGACCGCGACTTCTTTCGCTTCCAAAGCTTATCAAAAATTCCCATAACTTCTCACCTCCTTTCTAGCGTATAGCGCTTTGAAGGAAAGAATCAAAGTGCTTGTTTCTAACAATATTCTGACTGACATCAACAATCTGCTTATCCCAGTTAATAACCTCAGCTCTTAGGTCTTTTCTGTATGACTCACGAACTAAAATTTCCTCACCATCAAGTAAAGCTGTGACTTTGCCTTTGTTGATTAACACATTGATGTCGTGTTCAGTTAAAACAATTTCTTTCATAGTCCACCTAATCAAAAAAATCCATCACATTCTGGTTCTTGCCAAGGTTTGCAAGAGCCTGGATACAAGCAAATACGCTGGCGTCAAACAAGTCAATCCTTGCTGTACCACCGTCACCGTCTAGTTTTTCATATTGCACAGCGTCATCCACCTTTTCAATCGCTCTGACGTTGCTCACACAGTATTCGTAAGCATCCGAGTGCAAGTAGTAAAATTCCTTGTTCTTCACCTTAAACTCAATACGTCTGAACCCTTCTGATTTCAGATAGAAAAGCTGTGGCTGGTCAATCATCTTGAACTTAGCCTTCTTCATCTTAGCCAAGAACTCACGACCGAACTTTCTATCCATGCCAACAGCAGCAATCTTAAATCCTTTCTGTCTCATATCAATAAACCACTTGACAATATCATCATAAAGTACAGTTGGAGTGTTGCTCATCGTCAACCACCCATCTTCCTTCCAACCAAAAAGCGGGATACCATCATCGTTGGCCTTCTTCTGAGCATTAACACGAGGAAAGAAAGCGTGAGTGATACAGATGTCAATGTCTTTCTCGCCATCGTTATAGATGCCGTACAATGCAGCAGCCGTCAAGTCATGCAACCTTGACAAGTCCGCACCACCATACCACTTAATCGGCAAGCGTGCCAGCTCTTCTAAGCTCCAGTCATAGCAATCATCACTAGCGATAAACTCGTCCGGATTAAAATAAGCATTCATCGAGTTGGTAAAGACATTCAAAGTTTTGTTAAAAAACTCATTTCGTGTCTGTGGATCATTCATGGCTTGCTCAGCCTCGGCTCTAAGTGCAGGCATGGACACCGTGACACCCCATGAAGGGTTAGCCATCTTCAAAACATTGTCATCAAGATAGTCACCAACATCGCCATCCGTTGTCTGATTGGCTTTACAGATAAAGATAAACAATGCCTCATCCTGTACTAACTGCTTGAGCACCTTCTGACAGTATTTCAGCCTATTAGCAAGAAATCCTGTTGGAATATCCCCAGCTGTGGAAATAACAAAAAGCATACTATTTCGGTATGCTGACATTGTTTTCTTCATGAGACCATACTTCTTAGAGTTTCGCATGGTGTGAGCTTCGTCAATAACCGTGACATTGCCATTGAGAGAGTCCAAACGGCTCTCATCGTTGGCCAAAGCCTGAATATAGAATGACCCATCATCTCCAAAATTAGCAGTGATAGAGTGTTCCTGATTATTGTCCTTGATACGGATAGATTTGTCATTCCACCGCTCCACGTTAAACTTGATAAAGTTGAAAGCTTCTAAAGCCTGCTTAACCGAATTAGCCACGATGTAGCATTTTGACCCACTGTCAGCATCCAATATCTGATAAGCCAAAGCAATCGCAGCGGTGAATGAAGTCTTTCCATTTTTCCGTGGAACCATAATAAGCGTTTCTTTGAAACGTCTCTCGTTCGTCCCTTTGTAGTAAAATCCAAAAAGATTAACGACTACAAAGTGCTGCCATGGTTGCAAAAGCAAGGGTTTATTACGAATGGATACAGCAAACATATCATCCCCTTGCTGATGAACGACTGTGTTTTCGATGAAGTAGACAACGAAGTCTACTATATCCTCATCCAACTCAAAATCGTGATTCTCTAAATCCCTTAAGAAACGCTCAACAGCAAGAATGTTCTCTTCACAGTGTTCTTCCTGATGAGTAAGAACATAATCAACATAAGCTTTAGCTTTTCCAAGATTGGTTGTTGCGTGGCGAAAATCGGCAAAACGTTTTTCAAAGTCCTTATCCATCTTTCACCCGCTTCTTTTTCAACTCATTCTTAAACTTCATCACCTCAGTAAGCGGTGAGCCTTTTTCCTGCTCAACCACTTCACCAAGTGATTTTGGATTCAACATTAGTTGATTAGAGTAACTCAAGATATCTTTTCTGAGGATTTCCATTGCTGTAAGGATTGGAACTTTTCGTTCATTCTCAGCACCAGCCTTGTTGACATAGACATCTGTCACTGGATAACCCATCTCAGCATAATCAGAAGCTAGCTTCCGGTACTGATACATCATCCCAGCAAAAATATCGATGATCATGTCAAATTCTTTTCGATAGGTCCCTAAGTCTTTCATCTGCTTGGTTATTTTTGTCTTGATTGACTTCGCTGTTATTGGCTTTACCAAAAACTAACCCCCTTTCTAAAAAAATGCTGAGTTTTTACCCCCTTTTCCTTTCAATGCCCCCAACTTGGAAAAAGTTCCCTTCACCGGTTCCCAGACGCTCTGAAAAAAATTTTTTTCGATGGGGGGATAATCGAAAAAATCAAAAATCGAAAAATTGAAAAATTCGATTTTTACAAAATTTCATTTTTTTGATTTTTGTAAAAATTTAAAAATTCCTTTTTTCGTTTCTTCTGCCAAAAAATTCCTTGACCGATAACTTTATCATTCTTTCTGTCATGAAAAGTATTGTGTCGCTTGTTAGTAAGTGGCAGACAATTCCATTCTTGAAATTCCAATTCAGGATATTCTGAAACTGGAAAAATATGATGAACCATTTCAGCCGGTTCTGATATTCCATATCTCAAACTCTCTTGGCATAGATAATTATATTTCCTTAGAACCTTATCCCGGAACTTCTCCCACTTCCTTGTCTTCAAGGACGGTCTAACTATTTTGTTATACATATATTCTCCTCATGCAAAAAGGACAGCCAATCTCTTTGGTCTGTCCCTCTCATACTTGAAGCTATGCTATCATAATATTTTATTTTATGTGAGAAAACAAGAGCTTATTTTCTCATCTTTTATTTTGGTCTCAATCCTATAAAATTATACTCTAGTGTTGGGTTCTCAAAAATGTTCCCAATGATTTCAGCTTTATCCAACACGTCTGGTTCATAAGGTGAAATACAATCTGGGTCCATGACATTTAAACATTCAAGATAGAAACCATTTCCAGAGAATACTTCCTTTTCTCCATGGTAGCGATATTTTCCAAAGCGGACAATAGCTTTTACGAAATCAATCTGAAGGACATCTCCTACAAATATTTCTCTACCTTCTTTGTCATAAGTGTGTGTTGACTGAGTGATACATTTCAAATCTTCAAAGTGCTTCCATCCACTGCCCTCATAGTAGACTACTGGACAATTACGGTTTTCATCATTTTGATCGCAATTGCCTACCATGACCCTGTAAAACATTTTTTGTTTTTCTTTGTCCCATGCTCTAAATTTTGTATTCATTCCGTTACCTCCTCTAATTCAATGCTTTGAAATTCGGAATCATTTCCGCTCTCACTTTCACATATCTTATATTTAGTTAAACTCAGGTTTTTTCTGAGACCGTTGATAAACGTAGCTTTTCAGACTTTTAGTTTTACCAGTTTATGCCTAACTCGTTATGTGAAAGTAATATCTAAAAAATTAAATGACAAAGTTCCGTAGTGCATCATCAAGCTCTGCTTGCTCTATCCCTATGTATCTCAGGGTGATTGCAGGTGATGAGTGATTAAACATTTTCTGTAATGTTCCTACGTCCTTTGTCTTGTTGTAATATTTATATCCGAATGTCTTGCGCATTGTATGTGTACCGACATTATCAATGCCAAGTTCCTCAGCTGCTTCATGAATAATCTGATAGGCCCTTTCACGAGTGATAGACTTGTTTTTACCTTGACGGCTTTTGAACAGGAAGTGGTGAAATGGTTTGTCTTCAACATACCGTCTCATTTCTTTTTTCAGTTCCTTGGTCATCCGTCTAGTAATCTGCTTTCCAGTCTTTCTTTCCCTTAGCTTAATATGCCAGCCCTGGACATCTTTGACCTTGAGTGTGAGAATATCTCCAACCCTCAGCCCAGTGTTTAGCCCTGTAATGAATAGCATGTAATACATTTCATTCCATTCTCTGAGATAGTCTTTCATGGCCTGGATATCGTCATTGTCTTTTATTGGTGAGACCTCTTCCATATCTTCCTCCTTTCTAACAAAGCAAAAAGCCAGCAACTGGGCTGGCTTTCGTAACTTCTGTTGAAACAACTCTTCTGTTAAAGATTAAGGATGATTTCCCACAAATTGACTGCGTTTTGTTTTCAGAAGTTCATGCTATCATGATAAGAGCTTTTTAGTGAGAATACAAGAGCATATTTTCTCATTTTACAAAATGCCTTTAGTTCTTGCATAGGTTTCAAGGATATTGTTACGCTTTCTGTAAATGGTGGCAGTGCTGATATACATTTTCTCAGCAATTTCTTCCCAGTCAAGACAGGCTTGTCCCCACCTCAATTCAAAGATATCACGTTGCTCATCAGTGAGTTCCTTCATGAAGGTCTCAACAGTTTCTTTGAATAATTCAAGATTTTTTAGGGGAACGTCTGTGCTTAGTTTGATGACCGTATTTTCTGTTGGCTTGCTGATACCTCCGCCACGACTTCCCACAATTTCTTCCCCATTGCTGGACATGAGCTCTGCTCTTCTTATCCAGATAGCCCGCTCTATACCTTTGAACTTGAACAGTTCTTGGTCTAAGTTGTATAGTTCCCTGTTGTTCAATGTTTTCAAATGATTCCTCCATGTTTTTGAAAAACGTTGCTAGACCATCGAAAAAAGAAGCAAGTTTTCTAGCTATATTCTTGAATCCTTGATTGATGGTTCTCGCGATATCTTCAAGCTCTTCAGGACTTAGCTGAGCCGGCTCTTGAGCTAGTCTCTCTTGCTCACGCTGTAAAGCCTGCTTAGCTTTCTTCTTTTTGATTCTTTTGTTCATTTTTGAAAATTACCCTCCATCCGCTGACTACAATAGCCAATAATAGAACCATCAAGCTCGCTATGATAATCATAGCTCCTAAAATTTTGATAATTTCAAGCAATATCATTTCCCACCTCTACATGAATTTTTCATCACATTTTCCTTAAAATCTTCAATCTCTTTTTTGACCTTGTCCAGAAGATTTCGCTCAACCATCAAATCGTGTTCATCCGCACCTTCGCGCTGAATATAGTATTGCAAGGCATGTTTCACAATCTGCATGTGTTTATATTTCAAATACATCCTCTCGCCCTCCATCTTCTCTTGTTCGCTCTCTTAGTCATAGCAGAGCGAGCCATTTCATCCCAGACATAATCTGCATTTTCAAGCATAAGGTCCACGCATTTGTCCTTCAGGACTTCGATGGCAGCTTGGTCTTCTTCCTTCTCTCGATAACAAGCTACCAACTCCTTTTTTAGTTCCGCTATTTCCTCGGCATAGCGGTCTTCGGGATCGACAGAGCGATTATCAAAGGTAATCGTATCAACTGGATTGTAAAGCATCTCCTGCAACACCATCTCAACATTATCGATGATGAGGTGCTCTTCTCTTGAGTACGCATGAGGAGTGCGAACCAAATCGTTGACACATATTGGATAAGGTATCGTATAACCTAATTCCTGCGCCATTCCAAAGGTGTTTTCTGCCATTCTGTGATTGGCAACTAAAATCCTGTTGCCAGTCGCATGACTCTCTAAAATAGCCATTGTCGTTTTTCCAAGGCAACGGCCGAAGCCGATCAGTTTAGTCATTTAAAACCTCCATATCAAAATCACTATCAATAAAACTATAGGTCAAGTCTTGATTGATGCCATTGCCTAATCTTTGATAAATCAAATTGATATCTTCATCTGAAAAAAGTGTTCCTAGGTAATAATTTAGAGCTCTTTTAGTAACTTCTCTATACATATCATTTCTTTTTTTATTACGAAACGGTTGACCTTTTGCAATTGTTCTGGTACACCACATCAGCAATTTTGCGATAATGTCACGTCTTGAGCCAACACCTTCAAGATTAAAATAAGTGTTTGTTTTTGGGATTAGAATCACTTCTAAATTTTGATTGATATATGATCTAGGAAATAACCCTAGAAGGTTTTTCAATTCATTCAATATTTCTTCATTCATTCTTTTTTCTCCCTAAAATGGCAAATCATCATCTGAAATATCCATCGGCTGGCTATTTCCAAAATTTGGCGGCATCTGACTATCCATGCTTGACTGATTACAGGAAGTGTCTTACAGGTCTCAAGTCTACTTTTTTTCAAAGCTAAATCAGCAATTTGTTCACTATAGCATTTCATTTTAATTTCCTCGCCCTTTCAGATAGTTTGGAATCTCATCCCCAACTGAAATGTCATTATATTGCTCCTCATTCACCAAAAATTTTCCATAAGCTCCAGCGGTCACAGTATAGTGACCTTGTATGACTTTCTTTTCTGTAATCTTACCAATCATTGCAGCGCCAGCATTATCTACCCGATAGATGATGACCTGATTTTCTTTCAATCGTTTATTTTCAATTCTTAAATTACGATTCCAAAAAGCGAATGTGCCACCTATGATAAGATATATCAAAGTTGTAATGCACCAGCTAACCATGTACTGTTTTTTACTAATCATCACAAATCTGCCTCCTTCACAAATACCCCATCAATCATTTTGCCCTTTCGGTCCTTGATTTCATTGTATGCAAGCTGCAAGCAACTATCTGCTGTGGTCAGATTGTGGATTGCGACAGCATGGATGGATGAATGCAATGATAGCAATTCAGGCCGAATAAACGGCAACTGTGTTTCGCTATGAAAGATATGCTTGTGAAGCTTCTGAGCCAATTCTCCCAAACTAGAAGCTAAAAGTAAAAGCTCCATTTCCTGCGGACTAGCTTCAATCTCAGCACCATTCTTAATCTGTTGCTCAAGTCCAATCAGCACCACTTGCATGTCTCCCAGAGCATCTTTGATAAGAGCAGGCTTGTCTTTTGCAATGCCTTCAAATAGCTCACCAGTTTCTTCCATCAGTTTTTCAAATTGCTTGACTGGATTTGCCTCATGTAGATTGCGGTCGATAAACCACTGTTCAATATTTTCTTCAAGTGTCATTATTTTAGTCATTTTCAATTCCCCATTCTTTTGCTAAAATTTCTCTGTACCAATCAGTGTATCCGATATTGATAATTGTTTCTTCGTTGACAATGTCGGTTTCAATCAAAGCATCTAGTGCATCTGCCTTAGCCATCATCAGGTTCCCCTCCTTTATTGGCAATGTCATCATTTGTTCTTTAGTCATTTTGTTTTTCCTCCGTTTCAACAAATTTCTTATAACTCTTCCAGAAATCGTCGAAATTCCCAGAAATGGGCAATTCTCCATAATGCACATAGCATTGAATGGCTTCCTCTAAATTATCGCTGTTATCAGCACAAAAAGGTACATTCTTTAGTTCATAATCTTTACAGATTTCTGATAATCGTCTTTCAATCAATAATTGGCTAGCTCGTGCCTCTTTTAGTTTTTTTGTAAAATCGTTTCTGTTTAACATACAATCTCTTTCTAAAATAATTTAATTTGCATTTTATAGGCTTCAAGTCGTTGTTTAGCTAAATCGAAGATATTCTTATCCAATTCACAACCAACATAATCAAATCCTAATTCTTCATAAGCAATCAAGCTACTTGCTGACCCAACGTGAGTGTCAAGTATCTTGTCTCCTTTTTTTGCATAGGATTGTAGTAGCCAAAGATAAAGATTGACTGGTTTTTGTGTTGGATGAATCCTAACTTCATTAAGAGCTTTATTTCCTTGTTGAATATGACCTTCTGATATTGACTTACCTTGCATCATGCCATTCCACATATAGCGAAACAATCTCACGCTGTCATGGAAACTGCAGTAAGCTAGTTCACAGTCTGAAAAGCTAGATTGTCCGTTGACCTTGTCCCATACAATACGACCAGAGCCAAAAGAGTAGTCATAGTAATTCACACCCCAAATAATTTGATTTTTTGAAACCCTTAAAAGTTCATCAAAATAGTTCTTATTTGGGACTTGCCACTCTAATGTTTGACCGTATAATCGCTGAACACCTATCGGACTTATTTTTCGTCCATAGTATTTTCACTTTTCTGGCCCACTGAAGTACGGTGGATCAACAATAGCAAGGTCGAAATAATCATCTGGATATTGACGCATGACATTAAGACAATCAGCGTTGATAAATTTACTCATCAATACCTCCTATCTTCCATTTCTTGCGGATAGACAAAGCTATTCCCCGTCACTCCCTCTAAAATTCGACTAGAAAGAGCGCCGTTTCCATAATCGTCCGCATACAAAAGCTTGATTTCCTTGCTTGTCAGATTCGTATTGATAATCGTATTACTGCGATTATCCAAAATCTCATACAGAATCTGATGTGCCCACTCGTTGTTGCGAGTGTCAGCCTTTCGACTTTCTTTGCCGAGGTCGTCTAAAAACAGATAATCCACCTTTGACAGTAACTCTACCATCTCAGCTTGTGAGTAGCCGTTATCACTATTAAAGCTCTCTTTGATTTTTGTAAAGAGAGTGATAAGCGACACAAAAAGTACCGACTTTGGATTTTTATAGGCCTTGAATTGCTCATTCATCCACTTGGCTAAGCCATAAGTCAGATGACTCTTTCCAACTCCTGATGGACCCGTCACAATCGCATTTCCTGTCCTTCCTAGCCGATAAAATTGCTCCATCCGCTTTGCAAAATTCAAAGCATGCTGGTCGATTTCGTCCTTAATCTCGTAATTATCAAGGCTCTTCGATTTTAACTTGTCTGATACCAGACTGTCTCTGTCAAAGACCGCATAAGTATCTGCGAGCTTGCTATTGATTTTGCTCTGACTATTTAGCTTGCTTTCAAAAATGTTTATGGCTGCCTTTGTGCATTTAGGACATTGCTTCAATTCTTCCAGCCTTCCTTTTATCGGTACCTTTGTCAACCACAGTTGGCAACCGTGTACCTCACAAGTCTCGTCCAAAACCTGTCTAGTTTCAAAATTCTTAAAAGGATTCATCTAAAAACCCAACCTTTCATCAACTGCACAAGCAAAGTTTCTCTTACTTTTTCGTGATTGCTGATTGACATAATTTTCAAATTTAGAACCAAATAAGGTTACAGGTCTTAAAAACTTAGCAAAGTCAGTTCCTTTCCACTCGTAAACTTTGACATCAATAACGTGTTTAAAGTCATCTATCGTGTAACCTTCTGATAATCTCGCATTGATATGCTTTTGAGTAGCTTGTGAGCTAGCTGAAAATCTAGTTCCAACAGCTTGATTAAGATAGTCAATGACTTCTTTAACCACAACTATATTATTATTCTTATCAGTCTTATTCTTATCAGTCTTTATTGTCTGAACTTTTTGAGGGTCGAGAGCCGTATTTTTTGCGGTTCTGTCTCCCAAATTTTGCGGTTCAAAGCTCGTTTTAGGACCTTTGATATAGAGACGATTCGGTTTTGTTAGTCCCTGTCTTTCTTCGTATAGAAGTTCGGCTTCTTTCAGCTCTTTTTTAGTTTTAGTTACGGTATTTTCCGAGCAACCCAATTCCTCACAAAATTCCGCATTTGTAAAGTACATAAAGACCTGACCTTTTGAATCGTGCCAAGCATTGCTTAAAGACAATCCTAGCCGATTAAAAAGCATGGCATACATGAGCTTGGCGTTGCTTGATAGACTCTTATATGGCTCTTTAAAGAGCCATTTGGGCATCTGGATATACTGGTACTTCTCGACTTCTTTTTTAAAAAATGTCTCAGTCATTTCCTTCCTCCTTCACGCTTGAAAATTTGGTATATTCCTTATGAAAGTACAGCTTGACAGTTCCAAGACTACCGTGCCGATTTTTGGCCAGAATCAACTCAGTAACATTGCTTTCTGGCTGACCCTCTTTCTGTTGTTGATAGTAGTCATCACGATATAAAAAAGCTACTATATCAGCATCTTGCTCGATTGAACCAGACTCACGAATATCTGACAAAATAGGTCGTTTATCCTGCCGTTGTTCCACATTACGCGACAATTGACTCAATGCAATAACTGGCACTTTTAATTCCTTAGCAATGATTTTCAACTGACGCGAAATCTCTGACACTTCCTGTTGCCGATTGACTGACTGCGACCCTTGTATCAATTGAAGATAGTCAATGACTATCAAACCAAGACCGTCAGTTTCTTGTGATAGTCTTCTAGCTCTTGCTCTAATGTCTCCGATTTTGATTCCGGCAGTGTCATCAATATAGATTGGTGCTTCAGCAAGTTGACCCTGTGCATATATGAGCCGTTGCCATTCATCAACCGTCAGATTTCCTGTTCTAATATGATGGTTGATAATTGTTCCCTCTGCTGACAACATACGCTCAACCAGACTTTCAGCGCCCATTTCAAGAGAAAATACGGCCACGGCCTTCCCTGACTTAGTTGCCACGTTCTGAGCGATATTAAGAGCAAAGGCTGTCTTTCCCATCGCTGGTCGTGCTGCTAAGATAATCAGTTGATCTTCATGCAAGCCAGTTGTCAATTTGTCAAAATCGTAGAAACCTGACTCAATGCCAGTGATTTGACTGGAATTGTTTGACCGTTCCTCAATCTTAGTATGATTTTCTAAGAGCACATCGTGAATAGGTCTGAAACCACTCTTGTTGCTGGATTGACTGACTGCAATCAGTGACTGCTCCGATTTTGCAATAATCTCATCAATGTCCATGTCTTCGTCATAGGCATTTTCAATAGAATCAGACAGAGTTCCAATGATTGACCTTAGTTGTGATTTCTTAGCTACAATCTTGGCATAATGCTCAGCGTGTGAACTCGTAGGAACTGCATTGACAATCTCAGCTAGATAAGGAATACCCCCAATTTTCTCCAAATTGCCATTAACTTCAAGCGCTGATTTTATAGTTAAAGTATCAATCGCCTCACCGCGTTCAAATAAGCCCTGCATGATTTTAAAAAGAATTCTATTTGCCGGACTATAAAAATCATCTGATTTGAGATATTCAGAAACTGTCACAATTTTATCAGGATTGATTAAGATAGAGCCAAGAACCGCTCGTTCAGAAGCTATATTATGAGGTAATACTTTTAATTCATCCATAACTTGCCTCAATCAACAAAGACTTCTTTACGCGTCTTAGGATTGATGTCCACCCGTCTGCCAGTCTTGTAGTCAATAAGACCACGCTGAGCCGCAGGATGCGTCATCACTGTTCTTGTTGATTTCTTAGCTCTGAGAGCTTTCTTGAGCTTAACATTCATAATGAGTGATTCAATCAATACTACTGATACGATTGTTCCAACTGCAATAATTTGTAAATTGTTCATGTTATAATTCCTTTTGTTCTTTTTTAAATAGCTGTTCTTTGCCAATTCTCGTGATACCATTCAATAACTGCATCACGAGGAAATTTGTCACGCTTCCCTTCAATTCGTGGGAAGTCTTTATGTCGGTAGAAACGTTCATCAAAAGTTCCTGTATCTTTTGTGCCTAAAAGCATTTCAGCACATTGAGACTTGTTGAGTTCCATTGGATAGCGCCGTTTTTCATCTGTCACAACGTGCATAACCTTTAATGCTCTATCCATCAGACCAGCTTCAAACTGATCCAATAGTTGATTCATTAGATCATTCATGATATAATCCTCTTATAAAGTTTATTTGTGAGCCTGATTGCCGTCAGGCTTTTTTTCTTGTGCCCAGTAATTTTCTAAATTTACGGACATCACAGCAGCAAGGTTTTTCTGCTCTGTCAATATTTGTCTTTGGTAAGGTGCCAATCCTGCTTTGCACTCTTCCTCGTTTTTAGGAAGATAATAGCCATTTGGTTTAGTTTTCTTGGCAACTATCGGATGGTAAAAATTCACTCGCAAGCTCTCAATCACTTCTTCTAGCTTTCGCTTTGAAAGACCTGTGCTTATTCTCAATTCGCTTGCTTGAATTGGAAAGTCAAAAGTTGCACTGTTTTTAATAGTATTAAGAACAGTGATTTCAATTGGCAACATTTCTCTAGTTACAGTCATTCATCTAAATTCCTTTCTGTGATATAATTAAATTAAATAATTAAGGGGATAATAGTATGATCAAATTGCTAGAAATATTTAACACTCTTACAGCTCCGATTGGATTATTTTTGACTATCTATACTTTCAGAGTAGCTTTTATAACTCGTGGAAAATTAGAAGAGGCACAAGAAATTAGCCTATTCCAGCAAGAAAATGACTACTATCTCGGTCAAATGGAAGCTATCAAAACTCTCATCGATAACATTGACGACAGACAATCAGCTATCCCTGAAAAAATTTTTGTTCAACTGTATAAATTAATGTCAAAATTTGAAAGTAACTTTCCATATTTGACAAAACATAACAAGTTGATTGCCAAACCACTTAATAAATATAAAGAGATAAAAAATGAAAGAGAAGTCAAATACGCAGACTTTGTAGATATTTTTAATGATCTAGAAAGCATGTTTTCAAACCGAAAGGACTTAAAATAATGGAAAATCTAATTGATGAACTTTGCACACTAACTATTGAGCACAAGCTCAAATGGGACACTATAGATTACCTGATCATTGACGGACAGCCATACTACCAGAAATTCCAACACATCCTTGCTGATAAATCTTTTTTTACATCCTACAAAAGTCAGACCATCATTGTACTTTATGGTGAAGTACGTGATTTTCTACGCCAACGAACCGTTTCAAATTTTTTCCTTCAAACCTATGTGAACGGTCAAATTAAGCGACTAGAATTCCCGGAAGTTGAAATTGTCAAACTCCACACACTCATCTCACTATCGCTTTAAATCCTCCCAATAAAACTTGATTATCCTATTTAAAAATTTATGTTCACGTAAATTACGACGGATGATAACCAAATTTGTCACGATTACAGTGATATTGAAAATAAAAATGATAATAGCCATCACTCTTCCTCCAAATCTACCCAGCTTATGTCAATATGCAGCACATCACAAACTCGATTTTTGAGTTTATCACTGCCTTTCCCATACTTTAATAGCTCTGAGATAGTCGGTTTTTTCACACCACAGGCTCGTGCCAAATGGGTCTGCGTCATATTTTCTTCATTCAGCTTGTCCTTGACAAGTTGAATCCATTTTTTGTGTTGATGACTCATGTTTTTTCCTTTCTTTTTGATATAATGAAAACAAAAATGTATGAGGTATAGAAATGAAATTTGAACCAGAATTAGTTAGAGATATCCTACTTGATATTGAAAAATTACATCAATATCCAAAACCGTTTATTTTTTCTGATAACTCAAAATTTGACAAAGCTAGCAAGTATGATACAAATGTAATTGTTTATCACTGCAAATTACTAAATGAAGCTGGTTTCATAAATTGGTCACCAACTTTTGATGGTTCTGGTTCTCTATATATAGCCTTTATTAACGGTATGACTTATGAAGGACATCAGTTTTTAGATTCTGTTAGAAGTCCTAAAGTTTGGAGAGAGACTAAGGAGGTTGCTGGAAAAATCGGAGTATTTTCCCTCAATTTCCTCTCACAAACTGCCTCTCAAATTATCGCTAACTTAGCTTCAAATCCAGACTTATTTACTAAGTAAACTTCCTGGAAATGATTGTGCAATCGACATTTCTTGAAAATCTCCCTTATCAGCAACTTGCATATAGTCAACTTGAATAAGTGTCTCAGGAACTTCATCTTCTTTACTTCCCCAAACAATTTTTAAACCTCTTAAGCCAATTTTTTCAGCTTGAAAGTCAATACCATTTAGAATGATACGAGGGATACTTGAATCACTGTTAATCTTAATCTCTAGAGATTGGATTGATAGTAATTTTTTTCTTTCTTGGCTCATTGCCTTCCTCCTTTTTAAAAAATTAACTAAAAAGTTAGCGAACCTATTGACTATTTTTAAATAGTTTTGTAAAATGTAGGTATAGTGAAAAGACTTACTAAATAAGTAAGGGTTTACCTAGAAAAACGGACGCCAATCAGTTTATTAGGCTTTATTTTTTAGTGGTCTTGTTCGCTAACTCTTTAGCTTACATTTTATATTTTACAGAACTCTTTAAAAAATGTCAATAGTTTTTATATAGTTTTTTAAAATATTTTTTGTCATGCCTTAGAAAGGTTGATAAATCAATGTTTCCAACATTCGATATTGTTAAAGAACTTTGTAATAAACAAGGAATTTCTATAAATACCTTAGAAGAAAAGGTGGGGTTTAGCAGAAATTCACTTTATTCTTGGAAAAACAGTGAGCCAAAACCAAGCAAGTTAAAAGTTGTAGCTGACTATTTTGGTGTTTCTACTGATTATCTTTTAGGTAGGACGGATAATCCTAAAATCGCTAATGATCAAGAAAAGTTCTTCTTTGAAGGAAAAGAAGTGGATGTCGAGCAATTAGCCAGCACCGCTATGAGATTTAACGGTAAACCGTTGACTGATCAAGATAAAAAATCCATACAAAGTATCATAGAGGCCTTCCTACGAAGTCAAGAGGGCGGCAATGGTTAAACAAAAAATTCATTTATTTATTGACGATTCTGGAAGATTAGAGAAAAACTCTAACTACTTTGTCTATGCAGGTCACTGTTTTATTGGAGACTCTCCAAAAAATAAAGCTAAAGGACGGTACAAAAAACTAGTGCACCAGATAGCTGAAGCTAATAACTTCGAGTTTGAATTAAAAGCTTCCAATCTCGAAAACATGAACCACCGCTCTTCTCTCTATCGTATCTTGCAAAATGAAATCAGCTTTGATGTCAGTATGAAAGTTTCAAATCTAAAAGAATATATACTCGCTGATAAAAAATCTAGACAACGATTTAAAGACTATGCGATTAGACGAGTTGTAAAAAAGCTATTTCAACATCTAATAACTCAAAACCTAATTGATCCAAATCAAGATATTGAACTACATATCAATATTGATCAACAAGGCTTTGCGACAAATGGACTTTATGGACTAGGGGATGGAGTATTTGAAGAGTTGCATGAGGGGATTTATAATTTCAATTATGAAAAATTCTATTCCCCTATCCTAAATGCTGACTTTTCTGTCTATACTCGCTCTTGTGTATCAGAAAATGACTATCTCATACAAGCAGCCGATATTCTCGCAAATAGAGTATGGAACTCATATGTCCATAATAGGTTACCATTACGAACAATACCAAACCATATTCACTTATGGTTACCTTAGAAATAAAAAAGTTAGCTAACTAGTTGACAAAAGACCTTCAAGTGTTGTACAATTTAAGTACAGGTTAAAAACACTGTTAAATCAAGCAGATAAGAGATTTATTAATTAAGCGTATGTGAAGTACGTCTCCCTGCTTGGAAAAGGTCTTGTTATCATAACAAGACCTTTTTTAATTATATGCAATCAATAAAAGGATGATATTTATGACAGAAAAAGAACTTTTTCAAGAGTTCGGTATTAGAATTTCTGTTTTTGATAACGAAGTATACAATATGTATAGTAACGAAGCATTCTATATCTCTCACTTAAAAACCATGTTTATTAGTTCGAAAATTCCACACGAAGACAGAATAAAAGTTATTCTGCATGAGTTGGGTCATAAAAATCATCTTCCACATCTCTATACTGTTTTCAGGGAAAAATACGAAACACAGGCCAATCGTCATATGATTCACTACCTTGTAAAAGCTGAACTAGAGGAGTGTGAAGATAAAGAACATTTCAACTATCTTGACTTTATGAAAAAATATAAATTAAAAACTGTTGCCGACGAAACAATGATCAAAGAAGAATTTAATAATTTAGCAAATATAATTTAAGGAGATAAAATATGGCATTATTTGGAAACAACGCAAAAAAACAAGCAAAACTTGATGTAGAAAAAGAAAAATATTATATGGCTTCTCGTGAATTTTACGAAGAAGCTGATATGCTCAATATTTGGGAAAAATACCCTGAACATGTCGCACAAGCTGGAAATATCATGAAAAACAAGCTGTACTCTTCATTGACTGCAAACAGTGCCAACCTTTATGAAATGGTTCAAATCCAACAAAATTGGATTAAAATTAAACAAAATGAAGAAATAATTGAATTACTAAAAAATCTTAATAAATAAAAAAAGCCCTACGCTCAAATTTTGGTCGAAGAGAGCGTAAGGCAAATCATGTATAGTAAAAGCCTGCTTTGCAGTAGGTCTCTTTACTATACCCATTTTAACAGAAAATGAGGTAAAAAACAAATGGCATATTATCGTAAAAGGGATAACAACTGGGAATATCGCATATCTTACAAAGATGAAAAAGGCAAGTTCCGCCAAAAATCCAAGGGAGGATTCAAGACTAAAAAACTTGCTCAGGCAGCAGCAATGGAAGTCGAAAAGAAATTGACCCAAAATATTCTGACTGATGGTGAGGTGACTCTGTATGACTTTGTCAAGACTTGGTCTGAGGTCTATAAGCGTCCTTATGTAAAAGATAAGACCTGGGAAACTTACTCGAAGAACTTTAAGCACATCAAAACCTATTTCCAAGATTTGATGGTCAAAGATATTACACCTCTTTACTACCAGAAAAAGTTGAATGAGTTTGGTGAGAAATATGCCCAAGAAACTCTTGAAAAATTTCACTACCAAATAAAAGGAGCCATGAAAGTTGCAGTAAGGGAGCAAGTTATTACCTTTAATTTTGCAGAAGGTGCCAAAGTAAAATCTCAGATTGAGCCTAAAAATGAAGAAAATGACTTTTTGGAGGAGTGGGAATATAAGGCTCTCTTAGCCCTCACAAGAGAGAACATCCAATATATATCCTATTTCACCCTCTACCTTCTTGCTGTCACAGGATTGCGTTTTTCTGAAGCTATGGGTCTAACCTGGAGCGATATTGACTTCAAAAGTGGCATCATAGACATTAACAAGAGTTTTGACTACTCAAATACTCAAGATTTTGCAGATTTGAAGAATGAATCATCAAAAAGAAAAGTCCCAATTGATGCAAATACAATAGAACTTCTTCGTGAATATAAGAAAAATCATTGGCAAGCTAATATCAAGAATAGAGTTTGCTTCGGTGTGTCTAATTCAGCTTGTAATAAATTGATTAAGAAAATCGTGGGTAGAAAAGTTAGAAATCATTCTTTACGGCACACATATGCTTCATTTTTGATTTTGAATGGGGTTGATATAGTTACCATTTCAAAATTATTAGGACACGAAAGCCCAGACATCACATTGAAAATTTATACACACCAGATGGAAGCTCTGGCAGAAAGAAATTACGAGAAAATCAAAAATATTTTCTTAGTTGCATAA